ACCGTAGTTTTCCAAAATCCATTCGTTTATTCTATGCTCTACCATTTTCTATCCATTCTTTTGATACAAATACTATCCATTGGTTGCCTATTTTTTTAGGCGCTTGAGTCCACTCTGAAGGAAATATACCTGATCTGATAATCTGGTGAACTCTAGTTGATTTTTCGCTATAGCCTTTGAGTACTCCGTACTCTGTGGCTGACATCATTTCGTAAAGCATTTTGTAACTTCGATTTCTAATTGTTCAATAATAAAAGGATCAAGAATTGCACAAATCGTGCGGTAATGGTCGGAGAATTTTTCGGTCACGCAATCGTAAATGTCGAACGTGATTGATTTTCCACTACCGAAATAAAGTTCTAAAGTGATTCCGTCATTTTCAAATGACTCCAGTTCTAAGGTTAATCATGACTGGTCTAAGCAGTAATAATGATCTTTTAACATTTGTTTGTTTGTTTAGTGTGATGTAAAATTATAATTTGTTGTAATGCAATGCAAGAGAATTGTAAAATTTATTTTTGTTTTCCACTAGCGGTAATTTTTTTGTTTTACTGGTTTTATTTTCCACTACCGATTTCGTTTTCCACTACCGCGTTGGAAATTTTGTTTTCCACTACTGGTTTTATTTTCCACTACTACCTAGGATTTCGTCTAGGTTTTGGATTTCGTCTAGGGTTTTATATTTCCACTAGGTATTTAGATTTCCACTAGGTATTTAGATTTCCACTAGATCGCGGCCTTGTTTCTGTTTTCGTCTACTAATTAAGCGCGCAAATTTACGCGAGTTTTAAATTTTAGAACTGGTTCTAACTGGTTCTTTTTTTTGTTTTCGTCTACCTATTTGGTTTTCCACTACGTTCGCGCGCTTGTTTTATTTGGCTATTTTTAAGCCAATAGACAAACGATAAATTTTTACTAGTGGTAATATATACGCGAAAATTTAAACGCGTTAAAACGGCTAATTTTAGGCCGTTATTTTTTGCAGGTTGTATGCTACGCAATCTAAACCGTACTCAATCGAATAGCCTATTTTAAATAAGTCGTTTTCAAGTCTAATTAAGTTTGTATACGTTTGGTCCTTCGCCATGTAAAGCGCTAAAATAGCCCGCAAATTAGCGGGCCAAAGTTCAGGGAATTCGAATAAGTCCATTTTTATATATTGTTTTTAGTGCAAAAGTTATCAAAATACGCGTTTTCGTTCGCTTGGATATACGCCAAAAAATCCGCGTTTTCTTTGTTTTCTTTGTATACCTGTGATTTTTCGCTATAGGCTTTTCCGTCAAAATAAATATGATCGCCTTTTTTTATTACCATTCCACTTTCAGCGCAAGCGCTTTGAAATTTAGCGTTTATAAATTTTCCCATTTTATTAGTGTTTTTTTTTAGTGAATTAGTAAACCGATTTTTTTGTTTGTTGTAAACCACTTAGTGGCGTTTAAATCCAGGTAACTCGCGTCCGAATATCCGCTAGACTGCATTTCGTCTACTGAATAGAAAATTTTCGAATGCCGCTCGTTTTCCACGTCTATAAGTTCGTCGTTTTTACTACCAAGGGAAAAAATTAAGTCTACATTTTCAGGCAACTCAATACCACGAATAAACGAATGCGATTTGGTGTAAGCATAAAAACGGACGGACGGATTAAGTCTAGCAATTTCCAACCACTTTATAAAGTAAGTCGGCGAGTAAAAATCGCCACTATCGTGGATTCGAATATATATTTGCTTATCTTTTTTAACCTTGTTTAGTTCGTCCGTGATTCGCTCAACAAAATCCGCTTCTTTACTGGCCTCATATCGTCTACTTAGAGCGCGCTCTACATTTCCCCAACGGTACGCGCCTTTTTTAGCGTAGCAAAGTTTCAAGCAGGAACCTGCAAATGGGCAGGTAATTTTTCCGCTTGCTTTGTCATTTCCGGCGGGAATCGAAAAGTTAAATATTTTAACGCCAAATTCCTTAGCAGTTTTCTGTAGTTTACTATTTCCACTACCTAGCAAAGTTTCCATTTTGTGTGCTGTTTATAAAATTTGGATTAAATCGATTTTACTAAATTAACGGTCGCTTGAATGTCATAAGATTGAAAGACAATACAGCCGCCAAAATCTTTTCCTTTGTAAATTTTCCCTCCTATTTTGCGGGACTTTTTTACTGCTATTTTGTATTTTTCGAATACGTCAAGGCCTTCGCCTTCGCCGTCTCTAAGTAGGTCGTAAAAATGAACCACATATCTAGGGTTTCCGTTTACGTCATTGTTTATTCGTTTCATTTTGTGTGCTGTTTAGTTATTAATATCTAGTTCCTAAATGCTGGTTTAGTTCCTCGATTGATTCGAAGGCGAATTCGTCGTCATTGTCAAAATCGTAAACGTAAAATTCAACTGGTTGACCGAACGCGCTCGCAATCGTTACGCCGTTTTCCAAGGCTATATAAACATTTCCACTATTGATGTTGAAGCCTTCCTCCATTATATCTTCGCCGGCGAAGTGTTCAGCGTACGCGGCCCAAACGATTGATTTTGATCTAGCATCCGAGTAGCCGAATGAGTTTTGGTTTTTTGTGTTAGTGTTCATTTTTTTAGTGTTTAGTGATTAAAATAAAATAGGTAATAGATATCCGCAATCAATTAAAACGGATAAGATTAAGGCCTGCAAGGTTTCTACCTTTGTTCCTTTGAAGTTTGGGAGTACTATTAGTGTTATCATTTTAGAGTAGTTTAAGGCCTAACAAGTAACCTAGAAAAAATATAGGTGTAAATGCCAGGATAAAATATAAGATAGTTCCAATTACTTTCGCTGCTTTTTTCATATTAATACCCAATTGCGTCTAACTGCATACCGTAAAAAATCCCTGCGATTACAACTACTGCCATAATACCGAAAGCGATAATGTTGGCTTTTGTGTTATCGCTCATTTTGTTTGCTGTGGTGTTTGTGTTAGTGTTCATTTTGTTTGTGTTTTAGTGTTTGTGATTGTTTAGTAAATGTACAAAGGTTTGTAATTAATTGCAAGTGATTAGGTAAATATTTTTTATTTTTTTTTACTTTTTTTTTCGTTTCAATCCGCTTTTTTGCGGTTTGTTTGTGCCTTATCACTTATCAAATGTACAAACGTTTGTAATTATGTGCAAGTGTTTGTAATAATATTTTTTATTTTTTTTTATTTATTTTCATTTACCTTTAGGACTGAATAAACAGTTTTTATCACTTTTGCAAACTTTTGTAAACTATGGGACAAAACGGAGGCGCTAGGCCTGGCGCTGGTCGGAAGCCTAAAATATTGGAAATCAAGTTAATTGAACAAATGGACGCTATCTGTGTGCCAGATAAAATTTGGGAAGCGCTATTGATGAAGTGCGCTCAAGGTGATACCCAAGCGATTAAACTTTGGCTGTCCTATCGTTTTGGATTGCCAAAGCAGCAGATTGATGTAACGAGTAACGGTGAAAAGATCGCGCCGCCTATTCAGTGGATTGGGAAAAATATTGCAATCGAAGCGGCAAAGGTGATAAATGAGGAAGACGACGAACTAAACGAAATTTAGTAAATGATTAACTTGCTAGAAGATTATAAACCGTTATTTTACGAGCAGCCAGAAACCAGGTACTACCTTATCACCGGCGGACGCGGATCGGGTAAATCTTGGACGTTGGCTTTATTTCTGTTAAATCTAACTTATCAAAAAGGCCACGTGATTTTATTTACTCGTTACACCTTAGTGAGTGCGTTTATTTCGATTATCCCCGAGTTTCTCGATAAAATTGAAATAATGGGAAAAGTAAACGACTTTGAGGTAACTCAATCCGAGATCATTAATAAACTAACTGGCTCAAAGATTCTATTTCGTGGAATAAAAACAAGTTCCGGCGTTAATACTGCAAATCTCAAAAGTATTGCCGGACTTTCTACTTGGGTAATTGATGAAGCCGAGGAACTAACCGATCCAGACGTTTTCGATAAAGTCGACTTGTCAATACGAGCGAAGGAAAACTACAACCGCGTGATTCTAGTAATGAATCCGAGTTATAAAAGCCATTGGATTTACAACGACTTTGTAAAAAAGAAACGAAAGGACACTACCTACATTCATACAACTTATCTCGATAATAAAGAAAACTTAAGCGATTCATTTATACAAGCGGCGGAAAAGACAAAGCGCGAGAACCGTTCTAGATACGATCACCTATTTTTAGGCACTTGGTTGGATGACGCCGAAGGAATGCTCTGGAATCGCGCGATACTTGGAAAAGCCCGAATAGATGAAGCGCCGAACCTTTCTCGAATTATAGTGGCAATCGATCCCGCGACGACTGCAAATATGAACAGCGATGAAACTGGCTTAGTAGTCGTTGGAAAAGACAGCGAAGGATTTGGCTATGTTTTGGAAGATTTAAGCGGAAAGTATTCGCCGAATCATTGGGCAAAGGTTGCAACGGATGCGGCTTTCAGATGGAACGCGGATTGCATAGTTGCTGAAAAAAACCAAGGTGGCGATATGGTTGAGGCTGTATTGAAGTCTCAAGGGACTAATTTCAGGATTAAGTTAGTAACGGCAACAAAGGGAAAATATGTGAGAGCCGAGCCGGTTTACTCGCTTTACGAGCAAGGCCAAATATTTCACGTTGGAAGTTTTCCTATTTTAGAATCGCAAATGGTAACCTTTGATCCTGACAAAGGGAAAAGCCCTGACCGCGTAGATGCGCTTGTTTGGGGATTAACTGAATTAATGGTAAAAAATAACTTTGAATTCTCAATATGAAAAAAGAAACTATTGCTTCGATTATTTTAATGCTAATAACTTACATTTTAATTGTTTTTGTAACGTTGGATTTTAGCGTTTTGAATTGGCATTGGAGCGCTCGCGCCGTTATGGTTGTAACTTGGTTTTACGGAGTTACATTTTTAGAAAAGAAT